GCGCCACTATGCGCGATGTTAAGATCGATATGGCTTCGGTGTATTCCCTACCGAATCCTAATCTTCGGAACTATCTAGCCCGTCAACGCGAGGGGAGTGGGGCGGTCATTACCACTAACTTCGCAGCCACAGACAGTGATTTCTGGCAGTCACTGGCCGAGTGGGAAGGTTTCCTGAGCTCAAAGTTGAAGGAGTGGCCGTCACTCCAGGAGTTTGAGTTTACCATGGCCCGGAAAGTAGGACCTCTCTCAGTTATGAAACCTTTGCGGGAAAGGCTTCCTAAAATTGAGGAGTACTACACAGATGTACAGCTCGCATCTGAACCAGTTAGCGATCAGGCGATCTTACTCACTGCTCGTGAGCTGGGGCGCGGTGGGAACGCGCAAATGCTCAGCGTCGAAGGATCACTCGCACAAATGAAATTGTCAACCAACTCAGGTTCGCCCTATTTTACGAAGCGCAAGATAGTAATAGAGCGAGGCCACATTGGCAGAGTCACGCGTGAGGGTAATCAGTGGTTCACCACGACCGCTAATGGGAAGTTTCAACTTGCGGCCACACTTGGGTGGAGGGGCCAAGAGGGAGGACCTACCGTTGAAGACGTTAAGCAGCGTGTGCTGTGGATGTTTCCTATGGACGCTAACGTTGAGGAAGCTCGGGTATACGCACCGCTCATCGCACACTGTCAACAAAATGGTACCATTCCTGGATGGCTTGGAAACGACTATGTTGACAGACAGGTAACACGGCTATTCGATTCAAAAGGCTCTAGTGATCTAATAGTCGGAACCGATTTCACCGGATTTGATCAACATTTTGGTGCATATCCAGCTGAGGCTGCTCTTAAGGTGTACCGTATGATGTTTGCGAAGGATTCCAACTTCGCACGGTGGGCGGAGGAAATATTTCCCCTAAAGTACCACATCCCGTTAGTCATCGGTTGGGGAAGTATGTTGATGGGATTTCATGGAATGGCTTCTGGCAGTGGCGGTACTAACGCAGATGAAACTGTGGGACACCGCGCCTTTCAGTATGAAGCCGCCTTGACCGCAGGTGAAATCCTGAACCAGTATTCAATGTGTCTGGGGGATGACGGGATCCTGAGCTATCCAGGCATAACAGTTGAACATGTTGTGGATACCTATACTGCCCATGGCCAAGTTATGAACTTGGATAAACAACATGTATCAGCAGATGATGTCGAGTACCTTAAGAGATGGCATCATAAGAACTACCGCATAGACAACGTATGCCGTGGTGTATACTCAACCTGCCGGGCTTTAGGCAAGTTGCGGTATATGGAGCGCTTTGTAGACCCAAGTGACTGGGGAGCTACTGGGCAGGCGATTCGAGCGCTGTCAATACTCGAAAACTGTTGTTACCACCCCTTGCGGGAAGAATTTCTCGACTTCTGTTTAAAGAGGGATGCCTTCAGACTGGGAATGGACATTCCAGGCTTCTTGGATCGCATAAATGTGTACGCGTCTAAGGCTATAGCGACAGGGGTAGTAGGTTATCAGTACACGGATTCGTTTGTTGATCGTCCAGCGTCTGAATGGTGGGTCACTAAAGCGTTAATCCGTAGAAAGGAGGTATGAGTATGGAAAATGAGACTTATGATAAGTGGGGCGCGGTTACGTCCGTGTATGTTGCAATGTGCAAGCAGATGAATTTCCTTGAGGCCATTTGCGATTACGAGTCGAAGCCTGCTGAGTTGGTCAAGATCTTCCGCCATTTGCAGAAAGATCTCGATGAGTTAGGGTCTCTGGCTGAAACTCATAGCCGATAACCGAATAAGCAATGGCTAGATGGTGCTTTAAACCATGGGCGAGA